CTTTATTTCAGTTTCGGTTAAATTATCAACGGCGTTTTTTAAGATTCTATCAACACTTGCAAGCTCTGGTTTACTATCACTTTTTACCGCGTCGACAGCTACCATTTTAATTTTAGTTGTTTTACTTTCGGCTTTCGCTTTCGCTTGTTCTGCTTTCGCTTTCGCTTCAGCTTTCGCTTGTTCTGCTTTCGCTTGTTCTGCTTTCGCTTTAATGTCAGCCTTAACGGCTTGCGCTGCTTTATGCTCTGTTAATAGCGCGGTTTCTGCTAAAGCCTCCGCTTTATCTTGCTCCGCTTGTTTTTGTTCCTCTGTGCTATCTTTACAGGCAGCAATAAAAGCAGCGGACTCGAACGCCTTAACAGTTTGTTTCTTAATATCTGTTACCTCTTTAGTTAATGCCTTACTTGCTTGTTCTGTATTACGCGCTAATAGTTTAGCCGTGAAAGCTAACATATCAGCATTGGCAGACGCACTAACGGCAAAGTCAAGCTCTTTTTTAGGCGATTCCCTACCCACATTAGATACGAATTTACCTGTTTGAAGCATGCGTTTTAGGCTGATAATATCTTGTTTTAACCTAGCACTTATTTGGGTATCCGTTGCCGTTGGGGTCTTCTTTAAAAAAGCAGCCTTAAAAGTATCAGCAGCTAGACTGTATGGGTAGAACCCTTTTAATACTTCTTTATCTTTATCTTTACCTGACTGTATATCAATGTACCCAGCTTTACGGATAGCTTCAAGCGCGGCTTGTTTAGCATTAAATGCTTTATGTATACCCTCACATGCTAAGTCATGAGTATTAATAACAACGATTAAGTTAGTGAGTAAAGTAACCGCATTTATTGTAGTTGATTCTATATTGATTGAAGTTGTCATGTCATTACCTATTAAGTTGTAGATGGTTATACTGAATAACCTGAGTTAGTTGTTTAGTTGGGTGCCAATCAACTGGTATACATTATCCTCTCATTGTCGGTAGTTGTCAACTATTGTCGAAAAGGTTTGGCGTATTTAATGAAGCGGGCGCGCGCGTTGTAGGTGAAAAAGCGATATAAATCAGCTAGTTAGCGGTTATCGATACCCTGGCACCCCTTTTTTCAAACAAGGAGTCCCTTTCTCTTACATAGCACTCCGCTCACTAAGCCCCCTATTTTTTCAAATAGGCCCTAAAAAATTTAATATATTTATTGACACCCAAATCTTTTTTTGGTAAGCTGCACACAGCTTACCAATTTCCACCTCAAAACACCCCCCACCCCTAAAATAAACAGCCTAGCTAAAAAAATTATTTGTAAAAATTTACGAAACGTGCTAAGCTCCAAACCTATTGCCCACCACAGCAAACAGACTACATGCATCCAGACGAGCCGGAAGTTTTACCATACAATCCCCATAGAACTCTTGATGAGATGACGCAAGCACGTGCTTGTGCGTTAAATGCCTTTGCTAATCCTGATTTCCTTCGTGAGAACGGTGCAAATATTCCAGAATATACCCACAAAGAGAAGACAGAGGCGCTAAGTATTTTCTTAGAACAGCCTGATGCACCTCTTGCACCTACTACATCCGGTGCCGCGAAAGCCCTCGAAAAACTCTTAAAAAGATTTGATTACAATCTCCCCAATGCCACTAATAAAATGCGGCAATACCTTATCTTCAAGATGTTTGAACTTGCGGAAAACGAAGACCCTAAGTTAGCTATTAAAGCCCTTGAGATGTTAGGTAAAGTTTCAGAGATCGGACTATTTACAACTAGGATTGAGATAGCTAATGTCGATAAACCTACAAAAGAACTAGAGGGAGAGCTCAGTACCCTTTTAAAAACTTATTCGCTAGGTGAGTTAAGTAGCAACCTTGTTGAAGATGCAATATACGAAGAGATAACAGATGAAGAACTCCGTGGCGACATAGAGTTTGATGAAGCATGAAGACTATAAATACTATGAAGGGTAAATTAGCCCAACTATCTCATGCAGAAAAAGAACAGCTTGGCAATCTCATAAACGAACTAACTAGACGTAAGAATAGAGAGTTATCCCAAGTAAAGTTTTTAGCGTTTGTACAATCAGTATGGCCCGGCTTTATATATGGTAGGCATCATGCACGTATTGCACAAGAATTTGAACGAGTAGTTAACGGCGAATGTAAGCGGCTTATTATAAACCTTGGCCCTCGACACACCAAAAGTGAGTTTGCTTCATATTTATTACCTGCATGGTTTTTAGGGCGTTACCCAGACAAAAAGATTATTCAGTGTTCTCATACAGCAGAGCTTGCAGTTGGTTTTGGTCGTAAGGTACGTAACTTAGTAGGTTCTCCTGCATACCAAGAGATATTTCCGGGCGTAGGTCTACAAACTGACTCTAAAGCGGCTGGTAGATGGAACACAAGTGCGGGCGGTGATTACTTCGCTATTGGGGTAGGTGGTGGTGTAACTGGAAAAGGTGCAGACATACTCATTATTGATGACCCTCATTCAGAACAAGAAGCAGCTATGGCTGCAAGTAACCCAGAAGTGTATGATAAGGTATACGAGTGGTATACATCAGGGCCTAGACAACGTCTACAACCGGGCGGAGCCATAATAATCGTCCAGACACGCTGGAGTCTCCGAGATTTAACGGGGCAAGTAGTAAATGCAGCAACGCAAAGAGGTAATGAGAATTGGAGGGTTGTTGAGTTACCTGCAGTACTGCCCAACGGAAAACCGTTATGGCCTGAGTTCTGGAGTATTGAGGAGTTAGAAGCTACACGCGATGCTATTGATGTGTCCAAGTGGCAAGCTCAGTACCAACAGAACCCTACGGCTGAAGAGGGAGCCATAATAAAGAGAGAATGGTGGCAGAAGTGGCCTAGTGATACACCGCCACAAACAGAATTTGTACTGCAGACTTGGGATACTGCATTTGAGAAGAGTCAGCGAGCGGATTACTCAGCGTGTACTACATGGGGTGTTTTTTATAGACCTGATGAGACTGGACTCTCACAAGCAAACATTATAATGCTAGATGCTAAACGTGGGCGATACAAGTTTCCTGAGTTAAAACAGGTTGTATTAGATGAGTATAAGTACTGGGAACCTGACAGCATTATAATAGAGAAGAAAGCTTCCGGTGCGCCACTAATATATGAGCTTAGGGCTATGGGTATTCCTGTTGGGGAATTTACACCTACTAGAGGAAATGATAAAATATCTAGGCTTAATTCCATTGCTGATATATTTGCATCTGGTAGAGTATGGGTACCCAACACACGTTGGGCTGATGAGGTAGTAGAAGAAGTAGCCGCATTCCCTGCAGGTCAGCATGATGACTATGTAGATACCGTTGCTATGGCAATGGCAAGATTTCGTAAGGGTGGGTTCCTAACAACTAACCTAGATAAACCTGATGATCCTACAGAGTTCAGAGGACGTTCATACAACCGTTCAGCATATTATTAATGAAGAAAGTTTTACATAAAATTATAGATACACTCGCTTTAGTAGCATTTAGTTTTTTATTATTAGGTTTGGTGCTCATATCGTTAGATGAGTATTGGCAATATTTATACGGTTAAGGAGTATAGAATGAAAAGATTTTGGTTAAGTGTAATGATTGTTTTAGCTGTTGCATCGTGTACTGATGCTGTTTATGCATCTACATGTAGAAACCCTGCAGTAAAACATCAATTTGACAAACAACAAGGATACCCTCATGGGCGTAAAAATTATATTGTTGATCATGTTTGCGCCCTTGTTCGTGGTGGTATAGACGATCCTAAGAATATGCAGTACCAGACTATTGCGGAAAGCAAGGCAAAAGATAGAATAGAAAACACAGATTTTGGTGCAGCACAATTTTGTACCCCTGAGAACTCAACGCCAACACGACAAGTGTTTAATTGTAAGTAAGGAATATAGATGATAGAGAAAAGTTTAAACCCGGCCCCACAAGGTTTAGCGGCATTAAGTGAGAATGAAGAGCCTCTGGAAATTGAGATAGAAGACCCAGAAGCCGTCACCATAAGACACGGCGATGACATTATTTTACAAATCCAAAAAGAAGTAGATGAGGAAAAATTTAATGCTAACCTTGCAGAAGAGATTTCAGATGATGTATTGGAGTCTTTGGCTTCTGATCTCATTAATGATTTCGAGTCTGACATCAGTGCCAGAAAAGACTGGGTACAAACCTACGTTGACGGACTAGAATTGCTTGGTCTTAATATGGAAGATCGCTCGGAGCCTTGGGAAGGTGCATGTGGTGTATATCACCCATTGCTAACTGAAGCTGTTATTAAGTTCCAAGCAGAA